TTTTTTTTTTTTTTTTTTTTTTTTTTTTTTTTTTTTCACGTTGAAGTAAGTGAGACGATGTCCTCACTTTCGCGCTGGCTTGTAGGCCGCGAGCAGGACCCTATCACCACCAGTCAGCCTCTGCGAGGGGACGGTATTTGGCAAGGGGGATATCCTCATCTCCATAAAGCAAATCATACAGTAACTCTTCCAGGTCGGTGGCAAACCACCCATACCTGTAATGCAGGAACTGATTGATATCATCCTCGGTAATCTCATCCTCGTCATCGACGAGCATGGTAGAGAGGGCTTCAACCCTAGAAGTTTCTTTTGCTAACTTCCAGAAATTGTACGTCAATGCCGCTTCAGAAACGGTAAGGATGTCAATGTTGAAGGCCTCCTCGAGGGCGGTTGCTTTGCCAATTAAGGCGTCCCGGACGAGTGGCAAGTACCTAAACTCCCAAGCATAGGAGTAAAGCTTGCCGAGCATGTAGTCTTGGTTGGTAAGACTAGGGTTCAGGTTAGCCCTAACGTTGAGTTTTGCAAAGGCCCTAAGTTTGGGGAACATTCTCATCCCTTTTGAAGTGGGACAAAAACACTTAGAGAGAAACTCAGCATCAGGGAGTGACCTGTGCACCTTCACTTTCGCTTTCATTTTGGCCAAGCGATTGCAAACATACTCATATTCTCGGGACATGAGATAGCGGCCCCGTTCCCGCACTGGGAACTTGCTTTCTAGGATGACAGCAATCATATCATCACCAAGTACAAAAACGCAATACTTGTTAAGGTTGGGCTTTGTGGCCTTCCCTATTTTCCGAGTTGCGAACTGGTGAAATATCGACATGTTCCAAATGCAGTTTCTAAATGTCGTGGACGTAGATCCAGAGGGCAATTGATAACTTATAACAGCACTAAATTGAAAAGTGCGGTTGTAGACATTATACACGTTGGCCTTTGTCATCACATCGGTAAGCCACTTGGGGGCGCCGAGACGATAGAGCCACTCTGCTTCACAGAGCTGTGCTTCCTTGACCTGCATCATGTCATTGGAAGAAAAGTCACATTCGATCACATGCTTGATCTCACCAGGCAAATTGGAAAAGGTATCACAGACTTTGTCGGTGGTCTTTGATCCGTATGCCATCCTGTACTTACCATCAGCGTCGTCCTTGTCAAGGATTGAGTTAAGCCGTTTTGTACAGGCTTGCAAGTAAGGTCCCGAGATTGCATTGTGCATATCTGAGGAGTTGTTGATCAAACGCCCAGCCCAATCAGGGTCATGGCTCTTGAGGAGCACCTCCACCTTGGTGAAAATGTCTTTCTTCCCGAATTCCTTGTCTGTGAATCGGGAAAATTCCTCTACAGCTTGAACCATTTTGGTTTGCTTGGAAGGGGCGTTGTGGGAATTCCATTCCTCAAACAACTCTTGGGACCACACTACCTCATCGAGGCGTTCAGGTACCTTCTCGTCAAGAAGGTGCATGCTAGCGTCATAGGTGCTGGTTGCATGGGCGGCTGAGAAGTAATTAACTCTTTTCTCAACAGCTGCGAAGAAATTTTCCGGGGAAGTGTCCGTGATTATTGGCCTGTCTTCTTCAAAGATGGGTCCAAGGACGTCCTCCTGACCAGTAAGATACATCTGTCATCCCGCATCTGTGTGATGTCAGGCAAACCAAAGGT